GTTTTTGCAGAAGGAGATATATTAAGAATTACCTTATATGTAACTAATGGAGCTCGTATTTCAATAGACCCTTCAGAAAGTCACCCAACAGGAATTGCAGTAACTAAAGTAACAATACCTTATAAAACATCAGAATAATAAAAATGGCAAACTATAACTTAAGCAACTCAACAACTACAGACTTCACAAACCAAGTCCCAGACTTCATAGTAGAAAGCAAAAACTTAGACGCAGCTAACGACGGAAACGAAGAAACTTATGTTTATTATGATAAGGCAACAGAGAACTTTGGATACTACTTCAACCACCCACAAGTTAGTTCTCCTATTAATTCTTTATGCACATGGGGTTTTGGTGGTGGTTGGTTTGTAGAAAACTTAAGGAATAAAGTTATATTAGAACATATCACAGGAAACGGAAAAGAAACCTTTGATGAAATTATCTGGAATCATGAAGCTAATAAATTGATCAATGGAGATTCTTTTATGGAGATTGTTAAAAAGAAGAATATATTAGTTAACTTAATCAACATTTCTCCAGAGAGAGTTAAAACAGTTTTCAAAGGATCAAGGATTATTCGTTATGAAATATGGAACGGAAAGAAATGGCAAATGAAAGAACCAAAAGAGATCTTTCATTCCTTTAATAAAAAGTTGGGAGATCAGACACACGGAACATCTATGATTCAATCTGGAAAGGAAATTATAGACACTTTGTTAGAAGCACACGCAGACGAGAGAACTATTAAACACAGAGATAAAGCTTTAGGTATTGTCTATTATAAGACAAACAATGCTGGTAAGATCACTTATGCTAATACTCAAATACAAAACGCAGTTAAAAACGGAGAGATGGTTGGACTACCAGAAGACACAGCTAAGATCGAACCTTACCCTAGCAAATCTTCAGAAGATAGGCAAAACTGGTTACAATATAACGAAAACTTAAACTATCAAACTGGTGGAGTGCCAAGAAGTATAGCAACATCTGACGGCACAAGTGAAGTTGGAGGAATTAACGGACACTTAATATTTGAGCCTATATATGCTAAAGAACAATTAGATATGGAAAACGCATTCTGGAATCAATTACAAATTAAAATTAAATTCAACAGGCCACCAAGTCTTGCTCCAAAGGCACAAGAGAACCAAGAGAAAAACACTGGCCAAACAACTATACAACCATCGGAGGTAGAGCCTAAGCTTAATAGATAATGCCAATAATACCTACTCCAATCCCAACAAGTCTTCCTTTAACACAAGACCCACAAAAAGATAAGAAAGCAGAATGCGAAGCTAGAGGTCCAGAATGGTTTTGGGACGAATCTACTCAAACTTGTAAGAAGAAACCAGCAGAGCCAGTTAAAGAACCCGAACCAAAAGTTTCAACAGATTTAAAATTTCCAGAAGATGACCTTAGCAAATTTGGACCATTAAGAGATGCTGTTACAGGCAGATTAAGTGGTTTTCAACAAGGAGGAGAATTATATATGGGATTAAGTCCAGAAGAAGTAAGAGCAGCAGTAGAAGCCGAAGCTAATAAACAAGAGTTAGTAGTTGGAGGTCAAGCAGAAAGTATTTTAGAAGCTAGAAGAGCAGAACTTGCAACAAAGGGTAGAGAGTTCGCTGGACAAATAGGAGATAGGCCAAGTCAAGAAGATTTGGGTTTAATACAAGCTGGTATGAATCAAAGAAGTGTTAATTATTTAGATGCCTTAGCTAGTGCAGCTCCCGGTATAATAGGGGATTTCGCAACAGGATTTGCTGGAACTGCAATTTTAACCAAAGGAGGAACTAAAGGTATTGCTCCAACAGCAGTAGGAGTAGGTAACGCAGTTATAGGTGTATTTAACGATTTTGTTGCAGATGTTTCTAGGCAAAAAAGAGATATTATCGAAACCCCAATAAGAACATTAACAGAAACTAAAGGAACAATAGCAGCAATTATAAGTATGCAGAATGGAAACCCAGCTAATTCTCAATCTAACCTAGACGCCTTTAATGTCCAGAGAACTATTATAGACCAAGAGTATGAATTTTTAAAACAGTTAAATGACGAAGATTTAAATAAATTCTTAGGAGAAAATGCTATAAATCAAATGAAAGAATATGAGGTTTATTATTTGCCAAATGGGGAAAGATGGCAATTTGATCAAGAGATGGCCGATGCTCTAGCAAACCCAGATCCAGCTAAAATGAGGATACCCTTTGATATGCAGGAAGTTCTTAAGGGGAAAGTAGAGGAGAAATATATTGCATCAGAACAATTAGAAGGACAAACTAGAGAAAGCAAAGTATTTAGAAAAATAGATTCATTTAAAGATGTAGCAGATTCGTTTATTAATCCTTTTGGAGATGAAGAAGTTATTGCAGGAACACTCCCTATTGGGCCAACAGGAGCAGGTGGTTTAGCTAAATATGTTAAAACTTTATCTCCTAAGTTTAGAAACTTAGCAAGGAATGTAGGAGATACTAAATTATTAAGAGGGAAAACACCAAGAGAAGGAAAACACATTATAGATTATGCAATAGCAGGAAATGAGGAAGCAGGAGATTTAATCTCATTTGGAAAGTTAATACAAGGAAGAGGATTTTCTGCAAAACTAATTAAACATTTAAAAGAAGCATTTAAGTGGGGTGGGCAACAACCTTTTATAAAATGAAAAAAGAAAAGATTATCTTAAAACTTACATTAAAAGACCTTTTTCTTTTTATGTTAGTATATATGGGTTTAACTTTTATATTTGAGGTTTTATTATAATGGCCACAATACAAGAAAGACTAGCTGTTCTCGAAACAAAAATTGTTTCTCTACAAAGAACTATCTGGTTTTTAGTCGCTTTAGTAGCTGGACAAACCGGCGTTAATGTTCTCCCTTTATTCTTCGCTGCCTTACTACCATAATATTTATAAACCCCTGTGTCATATAATTTTATGAACAATGAACAAACAAATAAGACTGACACAGATGGAAAGGAACTTGTTGAAGATCTACAGAACGCTGGGCAACATATTAACGAATATGACAAAGCTTTGGCACTTGTTAAAAAGCGTGAAGAGATGGCTAAAATTGAAACTGAAATCCTAGAACGAAAAGAGAAATTAGCAGCTAACGAGATGCTGGCTGGAACTTCTGGTGGAGCAGTAGAAACTAAACAACTTTCTCCAGAAGATCAAAAGACAGAAGCAGCAGCTAAGTTTTTTAAAGGAACTTCTTTAGAGAAAGCAATTAAGCCAGATGAAAAAAAGTGAGTGGGTAGAGGGTTTAGAGAGATTAGAAGCTATACTTAAAGACGCTGAAGATACTCATAGTAAGTCTAAAAACGACATAGAAGAGCTAAAATTCACTATTTCTAAATATGCCGAAAAGATAGAAACATTTAAATAATCGTTATACCGAATAAGTGTATATAAAATGGCAAACGAAGCAGTATGTATAGAAACCCCAACTGAATTTAGAAGATATACAGTAGCTGATGGTAATGCTATTCCTTTAAACACACTTCTTAAACTTTCTGATCCTAACACTGCCGCAGCATCTAGTGCTGATAACGATATTTTTGCTGGTATTGCATGGGAAGAAAAGACAGCAAATGACGGAATTACTGAAATTGTAGCAGCAGTTAATGGTATTTGGGATTTAACAGACGCAGGAGCTGGATTCACAGTAGGAGCAGTTGTTTCTATGGGTGGAGCTAACACAGTTAGAGCAGCAGCAGAAGCAGATTTAATCCAAGGAGAAGTATTAGGTAAGGCCTTAGAAACTGCAGGAGCAGCAGAAGTTGTTAGAGTAGCAGTAGGGAGACAGATATAATGGCAGATACAGACAGAGAAGCAGACTTAAGAAGTGAGCATATTGATGCAGCAGTTAAAGCTGTTGTTAAAATAGAGGAAAAGTGGAAAGCTTTGTGTGCTGTTGATAGTTCTAGCGCATGGACAGAATCATATTTTAGAGAAACAAACGATGATAGCACAGACGGAGGCACTGGATCAGCTATTAAAGGAGTTCCACAATACGCCCCATTCCCATTCTTTGATGTAACAGAAACTAAGGTTTCAAGTGTTATTCAAAAATACGCTGGAGAATCTATCATAAGTTTAGAAGCTCAACAAAATGCAACCGTTCCTATGTTACAAAGAAAGATCTATAGATTAGGAAGAAAATTAATCTACCAAGTAGATGAAGCTATTGAATCAGATGTAAGCACAAATGCTGGTAATACTCTAGCTATCACAGCTGGTAACGAGTGGGATTCTGC